GCCAGATCACCCAACTGCAAGATGCGATTAATCTCCGTGTGTCCAAAGGCGATGTGCTTAGTCAGATCAATCTGGAAGCCAACCGTACTCTGATTCAAAGCGGCAAGCTTGTTCTAGATGCTCCAACAGTTGTCTTTACAGGCAGTGCCTTCATCCCCTCAGCAGCGATCGCAAGTTTGTCTGCTGACAAGATCACCACCGGGACGTTGAATGCGGCCAATCTCAACGTGATCAACCTGAACGCCTCAGCTATTGTGACTGGCACGATTTCTGGCGCTAACTTGGCCATCAATTTGAATACAGGGATGGTTGAGTTCCAGAGAGGCCGCATACACTCAACTGACAACAACATTGATATCAACATCGACCAAAAATATATATCCGTAACGGACAGCAACAACAGTGTTTTGCTTAAGGGCGGATCAATGACATTTACCCAACCCTATGCTTTTGACACGGATCAGACACCTTATTTGACTATCGATAATGTCGGATCAAGTCAAACTCTTGGAAGGGGCGCTGAAATCGTAGGCCGTGATGTTTTAACCGTCTCTGTTTCTGGAGAAAACAACTCTTTTCTTAGTGGGGTACCACTTTTCCAAAAAGATTTCAGTGGTATTTCGATTTCAAAAAACTATGACACTGTTGTAGGTGGCGCTAATCGTGGTGTGAGAATCATCGGAGGCGGATCATATTCAACAGGTTTGGGAATGTCTACCGTTCCATCTATTATGGTTGGCTACAACGATAGCGCAGCAACTGGAGGAACACGCATTAACATTGAAGCTGACTACGTGCATATACCTTCTGCGTGGTCAAAAACAACCTCATCATCTCCAAACGCATTTGTTGCTTCTGATGGTGCTCTCGTCCGCAGCACCTCAGCCAGCAAGTACAAGGTCAACATCGAGCGAACCCGGTCGACCGATTTGGCTGAGCGGTTGCTGACCGTGCCAAACGCTCACTGGCTGGACAAGGCAGCCATGGAGCGATATGCAAGCGGCGAGCAAAAAGAGTTACCACAGACAAACTTTGGCCTGATTGCCGAGGATTTGGAAGCTGCCGGTCTTGAGGATCTGGTTGTCCGTGGGCCAGATGGTGAGCTTGAAGGGATCCAGTACGACCGGATCGCGGCAGCACTCTTGCCACTGCTGGCACAAATGAAAACTGAAATCGATGAACTCAAAGCGACGGCATAGGCTGGCGCTTTTAATTTGGGAGGAAAACATGAAAATCACACTTGAAAATACAAATATTGCTAACGTATACAGACTTGTTGAACAAATCAAAGTTAAGGGCAAGGATGCTCTGGCGCTTGCCAAGTTCATCAAATTGTTAAAGCAAACTTTGAAATCTGCTGGTGAGGATGAGCAAGCCTTAGTCGCTCAGTATGCTCTTAAAGACGAGAACGGAGAATCAAAAACAGATTCGAACGGTAATATTCAGCTGAATCCCGACCTAGCTCGTGAGTACAACAAGGTTCATGGTGAATGGCTTGAGCAGAAGGCCGAAATCGAAGGTGGTACCTATGTGAATCACATTGACGATGTTCAGCGAATCATCAGTGACTACGTTGATGAGAACGAAATAGGCGGACCCGATCTTGATGCATATTTAGCGTTGTATGAAGCATTCGAAAAAGGAGAGAAATAATCATGGCATTGAAAACTAACAAGAGCATCAGTCTCACAGGTACATCCACCATTGGTGATGTTCAGGTCGCTTATTTGAACGCAACTATTGACCAAGAAGGAAATGGCGCCAATACGGTCAATCAGTCAATTCAGAATCAGGCACTCTATGACGCGAACAAGAAAGAAGTTCGAGCTGACATTGCCGAATTTCAGAAATTGCTTTATGACACAGAGGATTCTTTGGCTTCTGAAAAAGAGGGCACAGATAGCAGCAAAACATCGGGAGATTGAGTCAACTATAACTAGCCGTTACATCCTTATGGAGGAAGTGAGAAAGTGATATTTTTTGGATACACGATTGGTGAATGGACGGAGGTTATATCAATCATCGGGGTGGGTGTGAGCGCGGGCAGCTGGCTGTTCAAAAAGATTGCCTTAGATCCATTGCGCTCTGATATTCAAGTGCTTTCAGAGACAATTAATCGCCAGCTCAAGCTGCACGAACAGTCGCTGGCAGACTTGGGACAACATCTGAGGACACACGATGACGAGCTCGGTAGCCATTCGGTTAGAATCACTCGATTAGAAGACCATGTAGGCATTAAAGGAGAAGATAACCATGAAGATTAATTGGAAAGTACGAGTATTAAGCGTCAAATTCTGGCTGGCCTTGGTGCCAGCTTCTTTGTTGGTAGTTCAAACGGTAGCGGCAGTCTTCGGGTACAACTGGGATTTTGCTAGTTTGGGTAAGGAGCTCACTGCAGTGGTCAATGCAGTATTTGCGCTGTTAACCATCATCGGGGTAGCCGTTGATCCAACCACCCAAGGGTTAAGTGATAGCCAGCAAGCATTAACCTACTCCGGCATTATTACCACTAAGGCGGCTAAGATCAAGGCGCTAGAGGATCAGATTAAGGCGCTGCAAGCGGATAAAGCGGCTGACCAGGCAGCTTCAGAATCTGCTAGTTCTGCGGCACCAGCTGTCGCTCCGGCATCTTCAGCGGTGCCAGAGTCAGTATCTGCAGCACCAGCAGAAGGTCAGGAGGTCAAGTAATGGAACAATTAAAAGCTTTTGCAACGCAAGTGGTTCTATCGCTTGCGGACAAGGACGAGACTAACGAGTCCAAGAAGCGGCGTGCGGTGGCTCTGCTTCACGAGAAAGCGAAGTCGCTAGGTCTTGACGCTTCTGAACAGGACATCGACAAAGCGGTAGAGGAGGCGTACACGAATGAGCATTCATGATTGGTTCGATCGTCACATCGGCACGATTACCTATAGTATGTATGGCTCTCGTAACGGTGCCGATGGGACAGCCGATTGTAGCGGATCCGTATCGCAGGCGCTAAAGGAGGCCGGCTATAACATTAGCGGATTGCCATCCACTGTGAGCTTAGGCAGTCAGCTGGCGGCTAACGGGTTCACACGTATCCATGTGTGGGCTGGTGGCGGAGATAACGGCTGGGATGTCAGCATGGACGACATCGTCCTGATGAGCTGGTCTTCGGCAGGCATGGCATATAGCGGTGGTGCTGGTGGGCACGTTGGTATCATTCACGATGACGCCGAAACATTCGAATCGTGTGACTACTGGACAGGCGGCCAAGCCAACACCGCGATCACGCGGCATGATGTGACGGCCTACATCAATAACTCCATCAGCAATGGCCTGCGGTATTATGAAGTGTGGCGCAAAGGTGGGTCGACCCCGTCCGCACCAGTACAAAACAATACTGCTGCGGTCAAAAAGGTCAACGTCACGTACGGCCTTAAGCTCAAGAATGGTGGCTGGTTAGATCCGGTCACCAATTTTGGTGCCGGCGATGAAGGCTTTGCAGGATTTCCAAACCACGCACACGACTTGCTTTACATTCGGGTAGATCATGGCGGCCTTCAGTATCGCGTCAGCACGTTAGAAGATGGCTGGCTCGACTGGGTTTACAAAGGTGATCCAAATGACACGGTTAATGGCTGTGCAGGCATTGACGGTCACACGATTGACAAGGTGCAGATGATTTACCTGACACCGGCCGGTGAGCCGTATCAGCAAGCCTATTACCGCACACAAACAACGACGCGGGAAAACTGGTTGGATGTTTGCTGTGATGATGGCACGTCAATCGCGTTGTACGACGGTTGGGCAGGGATGCCTGGCGAGCCACTCGATCGTTTGCAAATTGGCATCGGTTCTGTCAGCCCATTTTAATTGCATCACAACAGCCCTCTGCTCGCTAATGCGGGTGGAGGGCTGTTTTTGTGCATAAATTACATAGTTGCAAAACGCAAGAAAAATTGTAAAATCGCTGCAACAATGCGATTATGACATTCGAAATGGTACTTTTAGCGCAAATAATCTAGTTATTTTAATTGCACTTTATTTTGAGAAATTTTAATTGAGACCAAATTGAGACCAAGAACGTTATAAACGCTGATACAATAGGCATATATTGTTCCTGTTCGCGGCACTTTTAAGGTAACAATTGATTACCACAGATAGCAGAACCCTTGATATATAAGGATTCTGCTTTTTTGTTTTACCCTTAATTGCCGTTTCTTTCAAAAAATTGAGACCACTTTGAGACCACGGTCAGAGATTATCGAGTGCTTTGAGTGTTTTTTTAACCTGTTTAGCTTCGGCTTTTTTGAACATGTGCTCATAGATACGGAGAGTCATCGAAACATCTTTATGGCCAAGACGGCGAGAAATATAATAGATGTCTACATTTTGACTAGCTAGGTAAGCAACATGGTCATGTCTCAAACCGTGGAAAGTGATTTGTTTTTGGGCCGGTACCTGGATTTGGGTTTGATAGCTCTTAAGCATCTTGTTTGTGGCCGCATCTGTCGGGACTAAATGTCGGGTACTTCTAAAAACAAGATTGAGAGGATCCCGATAGCCCTGAGCCATAAAAGCCTCTGTCTGCTCTTTTTTGAGCTTTTTCAACAGTTGGGTAAGATCGTCCGGCATATCAATAACTCGAACAGAGGAGGGCGTTTTTGTGGGCATGAGGCCTTGTCCGAAATGATAGTCCCAAGTTTTATCAATATTGAGTTGCTGGTTTTTGAAATCGACGTCAGCCCATGTCAAGCCGACCACTTCGGAGTATCGCATTCCAGTGCCTAGTCCGACGGCAATTGCATATGAAGTATTCGCTTGGAAATTTGCTGTTTTATAGACTAGGTCTTTGAGCTTTTTCAAAAAGGGGAGTTCAAGAAATTTAAGGCCAGGATCTTTTGCAGCTTTGCCAACAAACTCAACCCCCTGAGTAAAGTCCCGGTTAAGTATTTGGTTGTTTATGGCAGCCTTGACCATGCCACGTACATAGGCGTTAATTTTTCTGACAGTATCCTTAGCATGTGTTTTGCCGTAACTGTTGATGAAATCTTGCCATCGATCAAGGGTGATGTCTTTGAGTTTAGCGACACCAAAGAAGTCTTTTAACGCCGTTTTAAAATAATCGTACCGATTTTCGGTAACCTTGGCGTGTTTGCCTCGCTTATAGCGAGTGAGCCACTCTTCAAAGTAGTTAACAAAGCCGACTTCGCGATCAAGCATGTTAGCGCCTTGTTCTAATTCGGAGGCTAAGATCTGGGCATCACGTTTAGCTGCTGCTTGACGAGCATAGCCACGCTTGCTTTTGGCATGGCGTATACCTTGGTTGTCATAATAGTAAACCCGGTAGCGCCATTTACCAGTGCTTTCTTGGGTTATACTGATTGTTGCCATGTTACTTGCCTCCATCTTTGATATAATGAGGCACGCAAAGAGCGTACTTCGTGAGCTATAGCTCCTAGCACTTTTATGTTGCGTCTACCCGTTCACTTTGGTCGGTGGGGTAGACGCTTTTTTACTCCATGTGATATAATTCCTCGTGAAGAGGTGAGCCGGATGCAAAATAAGAAATTGAAACAACAGCTCGCAAATTTTGTCTCGACTGGTTTTAAAAACACTCTGGCAAATCAAACTAAAATTCGTAAAGAACAGACGCAGATGCAGAAAGATTTTAAAAAGCAGAAAGAAAACATTTCTAAATACTTCAAGAATTAGTTGTTTTTGAAATAGATGGCAATTGGCTTTATGAGCTGGTTGCCATATTTTATTACTCCAAGTGCAGTAAGAAGATTCTCAGATAAGCTGGAAACGAAAGAGCCAACGTTTGAAAAGTCGCCTTTAGAGAAACCTTCACTTAAAGTCGTCATGTCCATCTTGCTGGCACCCGCATAAGATTCAACTACACCGAGGATATTGATTTCTCGCTCGCTTGCAAGCAATGGACCTATTTGACCAGAACTAAGACGAAAATTGCTGTTTTGCGCATAAACTGTTGCTCCTGGG